TGCAACGGCCGCTGGCACCCGCCGTGCTGTAATCGCCGCTGGCACCCGCCGTGCTGTAACGTCCGCTGGCACCCGCCGTGCTGTAATCGCCGCTGGCACCCGCCGTGCTGTAATCGCCGCTGGCACCCGCCGTGCTGTAACGTCCGCTGGAACCCGCCGTGCTGCAACAGCCACTGGAACCCGCCGTGCTGTAACGTCCGCTGGCACCCGCCGTGCTGTAATCGCCGCTGGCACCCGCCGTACTGCAACGGCCGCTGGCACCCGCCGTGCTGTAATCGCCGCTGGCACCCGCCGTGCTGTAACGTCCGCTGGAAAAAGGCTTTTTGCCCTTCACCCGATTAAAAACGGCATTCACCGTAGCTTTTACAAGCCCCGCAAAGTTCACCTCGCCTTTCACCGTCAGCTCAGTGCAGGCCAGTTTACTGTCCTCTTCGCTTTTATCCACGTTCCCGCCGCACTCGACCTCAAAAAAGCGCGGGCCATCCTTCAACGGGTAGTGGTGCAGCACATCCAGCGGGTTCTCGCAGGCGTGCATACCAGCGTTGCAGCAGTCGGCCTTGTCCTCATGGTAGGTCTTGCCCACCTCATACTGCTTGCCACGGCACATCATGTTTTTGTCCATGGCCTTGTAGGCGATGATCTTCTCACTCATGCTTATACCTCCTTGACGAACTTCCCGGCGGTGGTGGTGTTCTTCTGGGCAGCGGCTGCGGCAAATAAGCTGGTCTGGCCGTTGGTCTGCTGGATCAGCATCACGGTGTTGGTGCTGGGCTTCCAGCGCTGGATGTACTCCACCGCCTCGTCAAAGCGCTTACGGGGGATGTTGCCCACGCTGTTCACCCGGAACCAGTCCTGTACATCGTGGTTGCACTCGCTGTACACCTTGCTGCGCACGTGGTTGTCGATGTAGGCCGGGGTGTCCTCGCCGCCAAGCGCCGCGATGACGGCCCGGCTGATGGCCTTGCGCAGCACACGCTGCTGGTTGTAATCCACCGTCATGGTGTTCTCCAACGCGGTGAGCCGCTCTTCCTGCCGCTGGGTGCGGTTGTCAAGCATAAACAGCGCTTGCATCTCCTTGCTGAGCTTGGGCATCATGTAGCTGCCCGTCTTGCGCAGGGCGGGTAATACTTCGCTTGTCACCCAGCGCTTGAACCGCACGGCCCCTTCCAGTTTGCTGCCAAAAATCAGGCTGTACAGGCCGGACTCGTTGATAATGACCATTCTCTGGTTGCCGCCGGGGGTCATCAATTCGGTGACCCCTTTGTCCTGCTCGTCAACGTGGTTTGAAACGGCGTTTGCGAGGGACTTGCCTTCGCCGTATCCCAGCGCCGCCGCCACGTCCTTGCCCACGAACCACGGCTCGCCGTTCTGGTCTACCGTGCGGATGTCCCCAAACTCGGGGCTTGTGAAAATTTGAATGTTTGCCATATTTTGTCCTTTCTTGTCGTCCACCCCGGTGCCTGTTATAATAGGCAGGGAAAGGGGGTGACAAAATGAGTGATTTCAAAACTTTTCCGAGTTCTCTTTCTGAAGCTCTCGCCTTGGCCTACGTTCAGCATCAGGATTTGAGCGGGAAGACTCCTGCGGAAATTCATACCATGTATTGGGAAGCACTGTATGAAATCCGAAAGGACTACAGGGAAAAGCATGATTCTGGATACTTTAAGGCGCATCAGTGAGCGTCCTGTAAACCTTGCACATTGCATCCGTAAGTTTTACCAGGGTGTCCAAATCAGCATTCGGGGACTTCTCAGAAAGCAGCTCCAACTGCTTTCTGAGAAGTTCTTCGTTTTTATCCAGGGCTTCTTTGGTCATATCTATCCTCCATTCCTTAGCAGCCACCATAATATTTGGAATACTACAAGTGACACATTAAGCACGGTTATCAAAATGCAGATTATCGTAATCGTGGTTGCGCCCTAGTCGGGCTTCCGGCTGGGCTTTTTGTTTTGGTTCACGGCTTTGCCTCCTTTTCCTTGATGATCTCGCTGACTGCGGCTTCCATCTTCTCACGGATGCCGCTGGGCTTGCGCTTACTGTTCAAGATCATCGAGCAATAGCTCTTTGTCCACCCCAGACGTTCTGCAAGCTGACCCAGCGTGACTTCGTTGTTGTGCATTCGGCCAATCAGGCGGCCAGTCCACGGTTCGGGCACTCTTCCACCTCCCTGTTATGTGTTAATAAATTGACAACGGCGCACCAATTTGCTATACTATTCAAGCCTTAGATACTGGCAAGAAAGGAAGTTCGATGCAAATTGAAGGACTTTTTGAACCAGCCTGTTCCAGACGCGAGCAAGTGCGCAATGCCTAAGGCTGAAAAATTCAGCGGAACCGGCCCGCTAAAGTGAGCGACGTACCAATAGAACTGTAAGTCGCTTTTGCAGCCCCGGCGTTACTTTTGCGGCGTAAATGCCCGAAAAAGATGTGCAGACGTGCAAGTTTGCATTACCGCCTGGGTGCAGGTGCGTTCTGGTGACAAATCGGTGAAAAGTCTGTCTGTGAAGCGACCACAGGCAGATTTTTTCTTGTCGCCGTGTCAAAATACTGTTGCAAATGTTCACAAAACGTGCTATTATGTAATTGCAAGGTTACCAATAGCATTCGGACGCCCCGATTTCTGTTCAGGCGTTTTTCGTGTTGCGTTTGTTCACAAGCAGTGTCTGTATTATAACGTAAACAAACGCAACAGTCAATAGGTTTTGTTGCGTTTGTTGCCTATTTGTAGACTTGCACAAAAACGGAGGTGGTGTTTTGTTCTATTTGAACTTCGTTCGCCTTTGCAATAGCATTGGCAAGTCGCCATCTGCCGTAGCAGAGGATATGGGGCTTCAGCGCTCTTCTGTAACAAGATGGGCAAATGGAAGCGCCCCGCGAAAAGCAACCGTTGAAAAAATCGCAACCTACTTTGGAGTTGATTCTAAAGAGCTCATCGGCGAGGAGCAAAAAGAAAAGCCCGCCCCCGGTGAAGGGAGTGGGCTGGATGCAGCATTCAACGCCGTGCTCGATCAGTTGACCGAACAGGAGCTTGCCGACGTGTTGCAATATGCAAAATTTAAGGTTGCTTCAAGAAAGGAAAACTCCAATGGCTGAGTTTTTGGACAAAAAGAGTCTGGCTCTCCTATTATATATGGAGAAGCACAACGGGAAAATGAACCAGCACGAAGTCTGTCTCATTTCCGGCGAGGATTTCAGCCACAACGGCCAGAACAGGTACATTCAGAACTTGAAGGGCCGCGGTCTGATTGATGAGCGTCGCAAAGAGTACATTCCTGACGGGGTGGGTGGCTTTCTTCCCAGCGAGTACATTTATTCTCTTCCGCTAGCTGGAGAAGCCTATCTTCAAGAACTTCGAGCAGATCGGGAGAATCAAATACTTCAGGCCGCATTGGATTTGCTGGTGTCCATCTTCGGTCAGAAATTTTAAGGGCATCACAAACGCGGTCAAATGCTTCGTGCAGCTCTTCCGTGGTCTTACCCTTTCCGCATCCGTAGTTGAAGCAGTAACACCCGATTTCAAGAGAGCACCGGTGGTCGCAATTTGCGCACTCTTCGCTTTTGATTCCGGGTAGGCCGGACGCTTCCGTTGCCAGAAGAGCAAAAATTCTGGTTTTGTATCGGCCCAGTTCAATCTCGTACTTATCCACAGATTTACTCCTTTCTGCTGTTGAGCAGGCTTTCCGCATAGGAAAGCACCTCTTGTTTTTCCTGTGCCGACAGAGAAGAAAATAAAGCTTTGAGGCGGCACTTTTCTTTTTCTTTCATTATATCACAATTTGCAAGCTTTGTGCTGTTTTCTTGCACTTTATTTTCCTCCTTTGGCATTTTCCTTGATAATTTAGTTTTTCGGCAGCTGGTTGGCTGCCTATTTTTGTTTACGAGGTGGTTATCATGAAAAAGAAATTGATTGCACTTGCTCTGACACTATGCACATTGTTACTCTTTTCAATGGCGGCGGTTGCGGCAAAACCGTCCGTAGAGCTTACGGATGTATATTTTTCTGTAAACTCCGCAAATGGTGTAACGCCGACCGTTTGCTTCCGAAACAATTCCGGTAAAACCATCAAATATGTAACGTTCACTCTTGTTCCCATGAACGCGGTTGGAGATAAGGTGTCTTGCTCTATTCGCGGTTATTCTGCTGCACAGGCACGTCTTGTTGGCCCGATTTACCCAACATCCTTAAACACTTCCAGCATTATTGGAACGTTTGATGATAGTACGGAGCGTGGCACTCCATTTTCACAGCAAACGCAACTTACAACGGATTATTACGTTTATGTTGGAGCGCGCCATAATAACAAAATTTTACTTGATAAGTACGGCAACCCATATTACTGGAATGCGTATTATGGCGATGGCTTAAAATATGGTGATCCTTTGACGTACCTTTCCGAATCTGAAATTCAGAATGCTGTTTATGATACGGCTGTTGAATGGGATTGCCTGTGGTACAATGGAACTATCGAAGAAATTGCCGTTACTCAGGCTGTTGTTGAGTACATGGATGGCAGCAAGGAGACCGTTTCCCAGAAAGCTTTGTACTCCGGAAACTTCCGCAAAGAGCCTGATTATATCCCTTATTTTGCTATGCTTAAAGCATACAGCCCTGTTTACAATTTTGAATATTACAAAGCAAACAACGCTGATCTGGCCGCTTTGTACGGGGACAACGAGTGGAAATACCTCGAACACTTTGTGACCAGTGGCATGAAAGAGGGCCGTCAGGGCAGCGCCGAATTTAATCTTGCCGCGTACAAAGCAAATAACGCCGATTTGGTTGCAGCTTTTGGCGATAACAACCAAAAATACTACGAGCATTATCTGAACTCAGGTAAAGCTGAGGGTCGTAAAGCTGCGTAAACCTGTTTACAACCATATTATAAAACCACTGGTTGTTGACGTCAATCCCCATTCGAGCACTGTTTTTAGTGAAAAAATCCACAGAAAAATGAGCATTTGCGCTGAATCGCTGAAATTTACGCTGACTTTTTGCTAAGTACGCGCGTTTTACGCAGAATCCGCGCAAAATATGTGCGTTGTTATCCGTGGTTGCAAGATTGTTGCAATTTTTGCAACAGTTCAGCAGCAAGCTCCCCGCCGGGTGCGTCTGCTGCGGCGTGGAGAGCCTGAACAGACTTTGCCTTGCGGGTTACATAAAGGCAGGCCCGAGCCTGTCCCTCGGGTGGCATATCCTCATAGCAGGCCAGCGCGGCGCGGATGTGTGTGCAAAACAGCTGCATCTTGTCCATCTTTAGTCCTCCCAAGGTTCAGGTGTTCGGGTCGCGCCGGTCAAAATGGTGGCAGGCATCCCGTCAATGATGGTCATTTCGTTTTCTTTACCGTTTCTTTGCTCGAAATTCATTTTATTTCACCTCTGTTTTTGTTAAATTTGTCCAACTTGTTTTAGATTTTACCATTTTATGGGAAAACTTGAAGGACTTCTGCTCTGTCGAGTGGCATGGGTTTTCCCCATGTCACTTTTTGTTTTTATGGCATGGAAATTTGTGAGGTTATAATTGATGAGCTACTTTACTGCGGAAAAGCTTGGTGTCGCACTGGCGCGGGCCAGAGTCGCGGCAGGCTTGAGCCAAGTCGATATGGCTCGCCGGATCAACAAGGGAAAGGCTACGGTCCAGAGCTGGGAGTGCGGGGCGTCCAGCCCACCGGCCGACAAGATAATGGACTGGTTCGAGGCTTGCGGGGCGTCTCCGCTCCCCGCAATGCAAGAAATGCTGCACCCAGAGCTTTACAAAGAGCCCATACAGCGCAAATCAGACGAAGAGCTGGATGAGGCGCTTACAGAATACTTTCGCACAGCGCCGCGAATTGTAAAAGAGATGGTGCTGTTTATCCTTTTGGGCCGACATGGCAGCTATCCACCGGCGGTGTTTGCTGAGGTGTGCGCAAATCTGCATACCCCCTTACAAAACAAGGTGTCTGTCTGCGGCCAGATACTGGACAACTACGGATTCGCCGTGGCTACAGGGACGGACCCGATCCCGTGGGAAGTCCAGCCGCCGGTGAATCTGCTGAGGTCGGCGTATCAGGCTGGCAAAGAGGCCGCAAAAAGCGGCGAAGCCGACTATACCGCAAAGCGAGGTGAAGAGACTTGAAGTGCATCCGCGCCTGCTGCCGCCGGGAAATACCGGACGATGCATCTTTTTGCCCCTACTGCGGCAAGAAGCAGCCAGAAGCAGCCCCGCAGCAAAGAAAAAAGCGCCGCCGCCCAAAGGGCAGCGGCAGTGTATATAAGTTGAGCGGGACGAGGTCAAAACCGTATGTGGCCCTGACAGCCAAGCGAGACGTTCTGGGGACGTTTGCGACGCCGGGTGAAGCGGTACAAGCACTGGACGCTTACAACGTCCAAAACACCCCCGCAGCGCGTCTGAAATGTACTTTTGCGGATGCCTACGCCCAATGGAAAGCGCAGCCCAAATTTGACAAGCTCGGCACTGACATGAAAAAAGGTTATGAGCTGGCCTATACAAAGGCTTCGCCGCTGTATGACCGACAGCTCCGGGACTTAAAAACTGCAGACTATCAACAGGTGATTGACCGGATGGTGGAAAAGGGCCTCTCCCGCAGCTCCTGCGAAAAGCAGCGCACGCTTTTCAGTCAGATCTGCGAGTGGGCAATGGCTCAGGACATCATAAACAAAAACTATGCTATGCTCTTGCAGCTCCCGGCGGCTACAGGCAAGGCAGAGCGCACCTTGACCTCTCAAGAGATAGAGCAGATAAACAGCCGACAAGACGACCCGAAGCTTGGGCAGACAGCACAAATCGCAATGGTGCTGCTCTACACCGGTATGCGTATCGACGAGCTGCTCTCCATGCGCTGTGACGATGTGCATCTAAAAGAGCGGTATATGCAGGGCGGCGAGAAGACCGAGGCGGGCAAAAACCGCATTATCCCTATTTTGGACCCCATTTATAAAATCATTGTCTTTTGGATGCTTGACAGCGGCTGTGAGTGGCTGATACCGTCCAAAGCCGGTACAAAACTGGACAAGCGCAACGTGGCTACAAAGTTTCGGGCCTTGATGCAGGAGTGCCACATAGAGGGAGTGCATCCGCATACGCTGCGCCACACGGCCAGCAGCAAGATGGTGGAGTGCGGCCTGGAAAAGACCGCCGTGCAGGCCATCTTGGGTCACAAAAATTTCTCCACCACAGCAAACAAGTACGTCTCCCACAATGACCCGAATTATCTGTTGCAGGAAATGCGAAAGATGAAGTATTGATTTGTTAGATCGTTTGTTAGATTGTCACGTTCATTCAGGAGATTTTAAGGCATTTCAAGCAAAAAGAAAAACGCACGGACGATTTGTTTTAATCGTTCGTGCGTTTATTTTTGGAGCTGGTGACAGGAGTTGAACCTGCAACCCACTGATTACAAATCAGTTTTATTTTACGTTTTATCGAGAAGAAAGTCAAATTTGTTAGTCACGCGTTAGTTTATAAAACTCAAAAATTCAGCTTTTCAAGTTTTGTCTGTATGTAAAAATAACACATTTTGTGTCGTTTTACAATGCGGTTATCTTCCGCATGACCAACTCATACTCTTTCGGGTATGCAAGCTTTATGGCGCTCATGTGCTCATCAAGCACTTCCATCAAGCCGCCAAAGGGCGCGGCGCTGGCCGCTTCTACGAACTCGCTTTGCGGATTTGCTTTTGCGGAGTATGCCGCCGGGTAAGACGTAGGCGGCAGCGCTTGAGCCTGCGCTTCTGCCGGCGCTTGCTTTTCTTCCAGCTCGTTTCTCACGGTGCAGAGGGCGGCAAGCTTCTCCACGCTCTGCCAGTCCGTTGAACCGCATTTCAGTTTGTGGATATGGGTGTTGATCTCGTCAATGTCCATGCCTGCCGCCCTCCTCCCTTATGCATTGCGCAGAATGTCTGCCGCGCGCTTGTAAGCGTCTCGCTCTGCGCCGGTGGCGTCCTGCATCATGTCCTCAATGTCAGAGATCATGCGCTCACGGCCATCCGTGCGGGAGTAGTGTCCGCGCACATAGTGACGGCCTCGGTTTGCGTAGCTGTTGCCCCGATTGTAACCGTTTCCGGCATCACGGCCGAAGGTTCCGCGCATATCGGCTTCCCACTCGCCCGCACGGCTGTACTCGCCGCCCTCGCAGTAGTCCTCGATGCGGTGGATGTCCAGAATGATGTCTACGATCTCGCCGATCATCTCAACATCACCCGGGGATCGGTTCTTTTTGTCGGTCAGCTCCATGAGCTCGTCGCACATCTCATCCTTCAAATGATTCAGTTTATCCAGCATGACTTTATCTCCTTTCTTATGCTACCCGCTCAACGATCAGATTGCTGTTTGCAATGCCGACTGCCTGCGTACTGGTGTTTTTAACCGCCACGGTCACGCAGCAGCCACGCGGCACCTCGATGAACGCAGCCACGAAAACATTGAAGTAATTTTCGACTGCCGCCGGGGTGACAATCGCGGTCGCGCTGGTCAGCGACTCACCGCCGACAGCCAACGCCACTGAAATGGGTCCCACAGTGCCGCCGGTGGGAACGGCGATATTGCCGCCAAAACTCACCTTGAAGCGGGCTTTGCATTGATTGGTCAGACCGCGCAGGGTCACGAGGCCGCTGCCCTCACGGTGCATGATGCAGGCAGGGGCTTTTACCGCGGTCTCAGTCAGGGGAAGGTTTTCACCTGTTACCACACTGACGGTGTTAGAGTTGCTAAATTCGGCCATTTTATCGGCTCCTTTCATCAAAAAAACGCCGGGACTACTGCCCCGGCGCTCTGGTTTGCAAAATCAGCTCAGGGGCTGAACAGACTACAATTTGCAGTCAGTTGCCGTTATTCGGTTAGCCGCAACCGTTGCAGCCGCAACCGTTGCCGCAGTTACCGTACTGGTAGGGTGCGGGTACCTGGAATGCGGGCACAGGGCGCGGGTTGTAGTAGGCCAGCTGACCGCTCATGTAGGCCTTGAGCGTTTCGTTCTGGGCTGCCTGAGATGCCGCAAGCTGTGCCGCGAACAGCTGCTGGCTCTGCTCCGCGATCTTGGCGTCCTTTGCCTCGATGCGCTGAGCTGTGAGAGCGTCCAGGATAGCCCGGGCGTTCTGGTTCTGGTTGTCTACGATGTCCCGGGTCGCGTTCTGCACAGTGTTCCGGGTCTCGCAGGACTGGGTAGCCAGATTGTAATTGACGCCCTGGATAGCAGACCGGGTCTCGCAGCAGCAATCCTGTGCCTGCATCTGCATAGCAAACAGCTGCTGCATGAAAGCGGCCTGCTGATTTGCACGGCTGATCTCGGCGGACATGAAGCCGTTACTCACGGTCTGCTGGACGCCGTTGATGAGCTGTGCCTGCTGGTAGAAGCCGTCACACATACCGTTGTTTACGCCATCGATCTTGCGTTCGATGTTGGCGAAGTCGCTGGTCAGGATGTAACCATCCACGACGCCGGCGCCGGTCGTCCCGGCACCGGCGCGATTGCCGCCCCAGTTACCGCCCCAGCCGCAGAAGATGAAAAGGAAGAGCACGATGATCCACCACGAACCATCGCCGCCAAAGCCAAAGCCATTGCCATTGTTGGTATTGGCGGGCTGCACCGGCATAGTCAGGCCGATGTTGTCAGAAGAAAGAGACATTTTGTACTCCTTTCGGAATTTTTGATTAAAAGTGTATCTCAACCGTGGCCACGGTTACGACTTATTGCAAAAACTGCTGGAACTGCTGAGCCATTGCCTGAAGCTGGTTGAGCTGGTCTTGGCTCATCTGCCCGGATTGCAGGAGCTTTTGTACCTCCTGCTTTGGGTCGCCCTGAAAGTTGGCCTTGAACTGTTGGAACTGCTGCATCATCTGTCCGAACTGCCCCATAGGGCCGGGCATGGAGGATGCTTTGCCGCCGCCCAGTGCATTAAAAAGAGGGTTTGCCATGATCACTTGACCTCCGTTTCAGGTTTTGTGGGTTCTTGCTTTTCCAGCGCCGCGCAGCGAGCCGCCAGGGCGTCAAACTCCGCCCGGGTGACAAACTCCCCGCCAGGCTGTTGGACGGCCTGAGCGGGTATCTTAGCCGCCGTGGTGCGCTCCTTGTAATCAAAGGCCCTGAGCGGCAGCGGCATTCCGCTTGCGTCCGTGCTCTTGATGTAAAAGGCGCTGTTCTCGCTATCCATCAAGAGCACGCTGTTCCCGGCGGCTACCATGTAGGCTTTTGCGCCCTCTTCGCCCTGCACCCAGATGATCGGAGGCGTAGATGGGGAGCTTTGCCCTGTCGGTTGGCTCATCATGGGCGGCTGATACCCGGCATTCTGCCGCAGCTGCGTGAGCTGGTCAGGCATAGGCTGCCCGTAGTAGTTTGACATTTGATAGCCATATGGATTGTACGGCATCGTTTAGTCCTCCTTGTACCAGTAGTAGATCGGGCATTCCGCGCCACTGTCCCAGCTGTCCCACCACTTGCCATCGATGACGGCCAGAACGTGGCCGGAGCAGCCCAGTACATACACGCCGTTTGGGTACTCCCGGGCAAAATCTGCCACCGTGTAACAGGTGGTGCAGTCCGCTTCGACAAGGCGGCGCTTGAATCCGTGCTTTTGGAGGTATGCGCCCCATGTGCGGTTGGCGCTGGGCATATCGCCGAGAGCAAAGCCGGTCAGCGCCAATCCAATGTAGGCCTGCTCCCAGCTCTGCCCAGTGGCCGCTGCTACCGCACGCACGGCGCAATCACCCACGCTGCCCCCGTGGGGGTTAGGGTTAAACTTGTGCCACATGGTGCGCCCCTCCCTTTGCGCCCAGTGTAGCAGAGCTGCCCGGCGGGAGAGACAACGAAGGTACAACGAAGGACAAAAAAGATAGCGCAAATAATTTATTTTCTCGATTTTACTGTTGACAAAATAAATTATTTGTGCTACAATGATGGTGTCGAGAGAACCAAAAAACAAAACGGAGGAACGAACGATGAAAGCTTACAACCTGCACGAGATCATGAGCAACGCCTGGGCAATGTACCGCAAGTGGGTCGCACCTTACAAGTACAATCACAGCCGTATTCCCAGCTGCTACACTTTTGCAAGTGCTCTCAAGCAGGCTTGGGCCGCTGCAAAGACCACTGCCAAAAAGGTCGCCGCCGGCATCGTTCGCATGCACTACAGCCAGTACAAGGCAGAGTACAGCAAGTGCCAGACCGTCGAGGGCAGCTACGACAAGGCCACCAAGACCATCGAGGTCATGACCAAGGCTATCCGCACCTTTGAGCGTCCCGCATATACCGCAGTTCGTACCTCTCGCCGCCCCAGCGTGACCGCCATCCGCGGCCTCTGCCCCCGCTGCCACACCTACTGCTACGGTGACTGCATGGCATAATTTACACACTCAACTATAAGGAGGACAACAACAATGACTAAGTTTTATGATGGTGACAAGATCCTGAGCATCAAGATGACCGACACCCGCACCGGCATCGACTTCGAAAACGACTTCTTCGAGGTCGGCGGCCTCGAGTACAACGCCGATCTGGGCGCTTACAAGGTCGAGGACGTCGAGTATCTGGCCGACTACGCCAAGAGCTACGCCGACGGCACCAACGGCGACATCGACTACGCCGTCGATGAGGACGGGAATGTCGTGGTCCCCGGCTGCACCGTCGATTATGACATCGAGGTGATGTGATGTTGTACTCATGGGCGCTCATTGACCCGGACGGCAAGCGTCACGAGGTCGATGATCTGGCAAAGTGGAGCCAGGACAATGTAAAATTGTTTTTCCCGGATGCCGCACCGGACAACGCCGCAGCCCGGATCGCCGAAGGCGTCCAGATGCTGTGGTACGCGCTCAAACACCCGGAAAGGCCTCACGGGCTGCACACTTATAAAGGGTGGACGCTTGCAGAGCCTCCGCAGCCCAAGGCACCAAAGGCTAAAGAGCCCAAAAAGCCGCTTGCCGACCGGTTAATAGGCAAAACTTTTGGCGATCTCTCCATCGTCGGCACGGCACCGGCGAAGATCATGCCCAACGGATATAAATGCACAATGGTCGTCGTGCATTGCGCTCTTTGCGGCAATGACAGAATCATGTCCTACAACTCCTTAAAAATATCAAGGAGCTGCGGCTGCCAGCGAGGACGGCGCAGGAAAGACGGACTCGCCCCGCAGCCCGTCACGCCCTCCAGACAGCCTCCCTATGATCAGGCGCCTTCCGACCATAAAGGCAAATCACTAAAAAAGATCTGCGCTATCTGCGGCAAGCCTTTTTATGCCTCTCCCAGTGACGTAAACCAGCAATGCTGCTCAAAAAAATGCAGCGCTGCCCTACGGGTAAAAAATGGTCATATCAACAACGCTGCATGGTCGGATGAGGCAAAGGCCCGCCGGGCAGCAGACCCGGAGATCCAGGCGCATATGCAGACGCTGCAGTCCATAGGAACTTCGGCGGCTCTCAAATTGCCCGCAGGTCAAAAAGGGCCGCAAAATCGTGAGGCTCTCGTTTGGTGGTTGATCGACCCGGACGGCAACACTCACAAGGCGGTCAATCTGTTAGACTGGGCTCGTCAAAATCATTTGCTGTTTTTTGACGACGACATCCCAGAGGACGTTGCCGCAAAAAGGATCGCGGAAGGATTCAGGGCGATCGCCACGTCGATCCGTGGGACTCGCTTAAAATCACGCCCGGCAGCGAGCTACAAGGGATGGATGTTGGCCGGGCTTCCCACGCCCAAAACGACAGATGACGATAACTTTGACAATGTGGAGGATACCATGCGCAAAATAATCAACGGCTCTCGCTACAGCACCGATACCGCAAAAAAGATCGCCCACTGGGAGTCCGACCAGGACTACACCAGCTTTACCCACTGCGAGGAGACGCTTTACCGCACCAAGGCAGGCAAGTGGTTTATCCACGGCACCGGCAACGCGGCCACTGTGTACGCCGTCCGCCGCGGCGACGGATGGACGGCCCCCGGCGAGCAGATCGTGCCGCTCTCCGAAGAGGTCGCGCGAATCTGGGTGCTCGAGCACCTTGGCGAGGAACAGTGCGACGCCATCTTTGGCACCGGAAGTGAGGACACAAAGGATGTGCAGGCTACGGTCTACATCCCGGGTCCGCTCGCAGAAAAGATGGCAGCTCGGATAGATGCAGAGCAGTGCAACCGAAATGAGCTTATCCTGCAGGCGCTGCGGGAATATCTCAAGTAAACAAAAAATCCCCCGATGCTCCAAACGGAACACCGGGGGATTTGCTTATCCAAGCCTTATCCAAGCATTTTGTCAATGCTTTTCAGCCGGTAGCCTATCGCCGTCCGACTGTAATGTGTCTGTGCTGCAATGTCTGGCAGCGGAAGCCGCTCAACGTACCGCAGTAAGGCTATCTTACGGTCTACCCTCCCAAGCGGTGCGCTTTTGATCGCGGCGGTCATCCGCTGTCTGTCAAGTCCTCGCAGCGCAGCGGGCAGCACTACGCGAGCCGCCGCCACAGGCAGCACCGAGCCAGAAGGGCTGCGGGAGCTGTCCGGCGTTGCGCACCATAGTGCCAAGCACGGCAAACTGGTGACGAGTTCGACTTTTGAGGCTGAAAAAGTTAAACTCATTTACAAAAACAGCCTGTTTCAGCCATTGTTGTGCGTATGTAGTGCTTGCCATAATAATCTCCTTACTGCTTTTCCAGCGCCGCTCGGGCGCGGTCAAAGAAAAACTGGATGACCGCGCCGATGGTCTCATCGGTGATGGCCCAGCTGATGAGCCTGCCGTATTTGCTGGCGCTCAGGGCGGCGCGAAGCATCTTGACGACCCACGCCTTGCGCTCTGCGCCACGTTTCGTCCCCTGAATCTCCTGCTCTGCCCGCTCGATGAGGTCCAGCACCAGCGGCTTTACCGCTGCGCCATAGCCCAACCGGATGCAGCCCAGGGCGTAAAAGATAAAGCCGCCCAGCATCAGCACTGCCGCCACCGGGGCAGGGATAACACCCAAAATGTTATTGATCGTTGCCATGTATTACTCTCCTCTCTCTTTTTCGAGATCTGCAATGCGGTGGTTTGCCACCTTCATCTGCTCTTCAAGCACCGGCACACGCTGGGCGAAGTTGTTGTGCGCCCGGACTTCCCGGGTCAGCTCTTCCAGCTTGGTTTCGGTCACCGCCTGCTGCTTGTCCAGCTTGGCGTCCATGCTCTGGGCGGTGCGGTTGTTGGAGACGATCACGCCAATCAGGCTCAGACCGCCGGTGATAATGGCTACGATGATTGCTTCACTCATGCGCCCTCCCGGAGACGGGTCAGGCCCTTCTTGCGGATGATTTTCGGATAGTTGAGGGTAGTGACGTTGAGGTCTACGTTGCCGGAGATGCCCGGCACGCTGCCCTTGCTGGTGTGCTGGTGGGCGTTGTAGGCAAAATCGACCTTGGGTGCCTTGCCGGTGTAGTCGGCCAGCCAGACGTCCCAGCGGTTTGCCAGACGGCCCATGTCCAGCTCCATGTTGGAGTAGTGGGTGTAGGTGTACAGCTGGGCGTAAAAGCCCATCCGCTCCACCTGTTCCAGCGCATAGGCGGTGAGGTTGGTGAGGTCGAGGGTACTCATGGGCTTGAGCTTGTTTTCCTCCACGTCCACCGCCACCGGCAGGGTCAGCTCCTTGCCCCGCACCGCCTGCCGCAGCAGGGCAAGCTCTGCATCGGCCATGGCCTCGCTGGTGGCGTAGGTGTAGTAGTAGATGCCAACGTCCAGCCCTGCAGCCCGGGCGTTGCGGTAGTTGGTCTCAAAGGTGGGGTCGATATAAAGGCCGTCTGCCCGCTTGGAGAGCTTGCGGTTGGTGCTCACGGTCTTGAGCATTGCCCCCTTGTAGCCCGCCGCTGCCACCTGCGCCCAGTCGATAAGGCCCTGATACCGGCTCACGTCGATGTACCGGTAGGGCGGGTCGCCCTCCCAGCCGGTGACGGCCTCTGCCTTGGGGGCTTGGGGCGCAGGCTCAGGTTCGCCAGTGTCCCGCTCGTCCCCCGGACCAAAGATGGCCCGCACAAGCTTTTCCAGCAGCTCCAGCAGTTTATCCATTGTAGTAGTCCTCCCCCGTGATCTCCTTGTACTGTTCAGGGGTGATCTCCCCCTCGGCCACCCTCTTGGCCAGCTCCCGCTTGACCCCGGGGCGGCGGCTTGCGGGCATCTCTTCCCATTCCTTGGTGCCGGCGACCAACCGGTTCGCCCAGATTTTGTCCATTTTGATGTCCTCCTTACTTGTTGTTAATAGCGGCATCCAGTTCGCACAGCGAGTCCTCGATAGTCGCCAGCCGCTCCTGTGATGCCATATCCTGCTCGCACAGAGCGTCTTCCATCTCCGCAGCGGTCTTCGCCGCCTGCTCTGCCAAAGGGCCGGTCTTGTCGGTCATCCGGTAGTGGCGGTCGATCTCGTACCAGTCATAGCAGCGCCCTTCCGCGTCCTCCGCGCTGCGCAGCTTGCGGACAACGCGGAAGCTGTCGGTGATGGTCTGGTCGGGATACTCTCGCTCGATCTGGCGATACCCGGTCAGATCAGTGTGGTGGCCGCCGATGGTCTTGAGGACTTCAGCGCCGCCCTTTGTGCCAAAAACATAGTCCACGTCAAGTTCTCCTTTCTCCGATGCTCTCGGACGACGTGCTTCAGGTCGCGGACGACCCGCTCTCCCCGAAACAACCATTGATAGAGATGATAGTTGTTGCAGTGCCGGAGCTGCCCGAGACGCGAGAGCAGACTTGCTGCCGCTCTGGGTGCGATGGGCTTGCCCTTCCGCCTGCGCTTGCGATACCGTGCCAGCGCCCGCTTGATGTGCAGCAGATTCCGCTTGCGGGGGATGGTGTAACCTCTCCCGTACCGGTAGCCTACAGCGTCCGGCAGCCGTCCTTTCGCCCGCGCAAAGCCCTGCCGGGGCGGGAGCAGCGGCTCTTTGCGCTGCGGTTTTGCCACCGGGAACACCTGCCAGTCGCCCTTGAGCTGCAGGTCGTGGGCGTCAAGCCAGTCTTCGACCAGTAAGCGGAGCTTTTTCAGCTTGCGCCTGTTCGGCCCGAAGGTTGTGATGTTGTCCATATACCGGGCGTAATGCTTGCACAAGCCGCTCTCCCGGATGAGCTGGTCGAGGGGCTGTAAGACGGCGTTGGCGAACCACTGGGAAGTGTACGTCCCCAGCTTTACGCCGTCCCGGATGATGCGCCGGATGAGGTCGAGGACGCGGCAGTCCTTGTAGAGCTGCCGCATCCGGGCCATGACGACTTCCGGGGTCAGGCTGTCGTAAAAGTGGCGGATGTCGCCGCAAAACTCGTACTTCGTCCCCTTGCGGTCGTACTTCATCCAGCGCTGGATGGCGTTCTTCTCCCGGTGCGGCCCGCGCTCCCGGATGGATCCGCAGCAGTAAAAATCCATTCCCTGCATCATCCTGGGCTGCAAGACCTGGATGAGGGCGTGGTGAACATACTGGTCGGGCCACTGGGCCGGTTCGCTGATGGTGCGCCACTTCCGGGCGTTCGCGTCCCACCGCTGGCTGACATGGGGCGGTTTCGGCTCGAAGCCCTTGATGAGCATACGGCGCAGGTCTTCCACCCGCTCCGCTTTGGTTTCTTCCACCCACGCCGTGCAGGTGTTGGGGCGGTGGCCCTTGCACCAATGGTGGGTGCGGTTGACTTCATCAATGGCAAGCAACAGATTATCGTCTGATATTAGCGTATCAAAGAGCTTTCCAGCCCTTTTCATTGGGATACCTCCTTTTAGCTGTACAGGCTTTCCATCGCTCCCTGCGGAGTGTACTAGCCTGCTCCCAAAATGCCTATCTTCACCATGAGGTGTGCGGCTGTCTGTGCCAAGGATATGTGAGGTTGGAAATATCAAAAAGGAAGCGGCAGCCGATGTTCCCGTTATAGTTCGACGCGGCGTTGTAGTTGACGTAGAACAAACCATAGTTGGAGTTGTGGCTATAGTTACCACCGACGTAGAGGCAGGGGTTCGACGAGTCAAAGTTCCAGACATCGCACGAGCCCGGGAACAAAAAAACACCGGCAATGCACAGACAGTCCCATATAAAGTTCAGCGCCTTACGGCGCGGTTATCTGCGGGGGCTGCGGCCCCCTCAGACTCCCCCGTTGGGGAGTTCCTGGAGGCGGCAGCCGATGTTCCCGTAATAGTGCGACGCGGCGTTGCAGCTGACGTAGAACAAACCATAGTGGGAGCCGTGGCTATAGTTACCACCGACGTAGAGGCAGGGGTACGACGAGTCAAAGTTCCAGACATCGCACGAGTACGTTGCGTCATTACCGGACGCGGATGTGGGGATAAACGTCGGGAAGCCGCCGTTTGTCTTGACATTGAATGCGGACGGCCAGCCGTTCGACGGAGTGCCGACCGCCGTGCCATTGCCGCTGTCGCTGAACTCGGAGGGATTCAAGATGATGTTCAGGCCGTTGCCGTTGTTGTAGCAGCCGTCGCACCAGTCCCACACGTTATCCCACAGGCCCTCGATATTGCGGTACTGCGTGCCGCCGTAGGTGGCCCGGCTGCTCTGATCGGTGCCGGTGTGGTAGGGCATCGAGTCGGTGTAGCCCATTGCGAAGGTGTTGCTGTTCGGACTGCATCCATAGCCGATTTTCGCCTGACTGTTCCAGTCGCAAAATTCGACGATATAGAGCAGCCAGACAGTAAACCGCATGGCAAAATCGCTCTGCCAGATGGTCGAGCCGAGATTGTGGATGCCGGAGCGGGCCGAAGAGCGGGTCATGTTCGCCCTGGGGCTGCCGGTGCCGCTCTTATAGCTGCTGTTGCAGTGGTATCTGCCGATGTACACCACGTCCCGCTCACCGTGACCGTCGCCTCTGTCCATGTGAGCGGGGCTGACGCTGTAGCCCTCCACCGCGCGGTCGGCAATTTTGATGGTCATGCCAGCGCCATTTTGCTCCAGCTTATACCAGAATTTGGGGATAGCCACCATCGTGCCGCCGGTGCGCTCGCTCTTTACCATGCCCGCCCAGGGCTGCAAGCTATCAAAGGGGCTGCCATAGCTGCTTGCGCCCGCGACATACGGCACGGGGTCGGTAAACTCTGCCGCCTCGTCGGTGCGGCTCCACTTGGTTGTGCTGGTGCCGTCCCAGCTTGCGCCGTAGATGTGGACGTATGCAAGCTCAAGGGGATAGTCCCTGTACTCGCTCACCTCCACGCTGCCCTCGGTGGTCTCGTCGCCCAGCGTGGCCGTTACCGTCCACGTGCCAGCGATGGGCAGATACAGCTTGATGCTGCCGCTCTCCGGCACGGTGCCGGTGACGGTCTTGTCCCTGCACTGGGCGGTGACGGTGCTGCCCGCCTTGACCGTCACGGTCAGGGTGTAGTAGGTCAGGGTCAGGGTCTTGGTGCGGCAGTACTCCGCCTGCACCGTCTCCGTGGCCGCGCCGGTGCCGAGCGTGGCAGTGACGGTCCACTCTCCGTCGTGGGGCAGGGTCGCAGAGAAGCTGCCGTCCGCAGCCACGCCGCTCACGTCTTTCTCGCCGTCCGAGAGGACGATGGAGCTGCCCACCTCGGTCTGCACCACCACCCGGGGCAGCACGATGCCGCCTACAGCCGCAGCGTCCGCCGCCGCGCCGGAGATGGTGAGGGTCTTGTCGGTCTCGATTTTGATAGCGTTGATGCGGTCGCCGGTGGCTTTGGCGTCTGCGGGAGCGCCCGAGATGGTGAGGGTGGGGTCGGTGGTGACGCGGCCCTCGGTCTCCTTGGCAGCCGCCTCTGCCCGCTTGGCAGACTCCGCAGCGGCTGCTTTGGAGCTTTCAGCGGCCTCGGCCTGCTGCGTGGCAGTCTCGGCCTGCTGCGTGGCAATGCCTGCCTGCTGTTCCGCAGCCTGAGCAGAGGCGGCGGCGGCTTCCTTGGCCTCGGCGGCAGTTTTGGCGCTGGATGCGGCCTCCTCTGCCTTTTGGGTAGCGGTGGAGGAAAAGCCTTCCACATACTCAAGGCTCTCAGCCATCGCCTCCCGCACCTCAACGCCCCGCTTTGCCTTGCGGATGTCGTTGATGTTTTCTTCGAAAGTTTTGTTCACAGGCTCTTTACCTCCGTAGGCTCGTCATAGATGACGTCCTCATCAAAATAAAAATCGTCCCACAGCCAGTCTGCACCCGCGTAGGCGGTGGCGTTGTACTTGTAGGGATTGCAGGTGCCGGTGATGGAAAATGTGCCGGTATGTCGGTCTCTGCTCTGGGGCGACACTGTCCACAGACCCACCCAGAAGTTGGCCGGGTCCTCGTCCAGTACGCAGCGCAGCCACTGCCCCTGCAAGGCGTTTTCGAGGACGCTCTGCACCTTGCGGCGCTCATCCGGCGGAGCCTTACATTTGAGGTCAAGCCGGATTGTGCGCTGGAGGTAGTGTACTTTGCCGTCCACAGCCCGGGTGAGGTCGAGCAGAAAATCGCCGCCCGGCACTTGCACAAGCTTTTTGTCCGGCTCTGCACCGGAGATGAGCGGGCTGCCAACCAACAGGTAAAGGCCGAGGTCGTCCAAGGTGTGCAGAGAGCCGATTTTTGCCCCCATGAGCTTGCCCATAAAAATCACGCTCCTTTACATAAAGCCCTGCAGCGCCTCAGGGCGGCAGGCAGTATCATCCTGCACCCATGCGCCTGCCGCCGTCTGTCGGTATCCGCTGCCAAAGGTCACGCCGCTTTTGGACGCCGTGACGTCCCGCCGCTGGGCCAGAGCGCCGTGGAAGAGGATGGAGTATGTTTTTCCGTTCACCGGCAGCACCGCAAAGGCCCGGCCCTTGCCCCCGGCGGCAGCCCACGCAGCGGCATCTCCGTCGTAGGTGAGCAGCACCGCCGCATAGCCGGAGAGGTCTGTGCTCGTGGTCTGGGCCGCAAAGGAGGAGCCCGACCAGCTTTGCAGCTCGGTGCCGTTTTTTACCCCAGAGAAGGTCAGGCCGTCCGTCCCGAAATGGATGTTGGCCGTGATGCTGGCGTGGCCCACTGTCATGCCTGTGGAGGGCGCATAGTCGATAAAGTCGCTGGCCGTCTTGCCCGCCTGTGTGGTGTCCACCTGCGTGGCGCTGGCGTAGCGGCTGGTGGATGCCGTCTTTTCGGAGAGCTCGTTGGTCACGCCAAGATTTGCCACGGCCCGGTCAGTGAGGGTGCGCCGGGTCATGCCAAAGGTGTACTCCTTCTTCTCCGGGTGGTCGAGCGGCTCCACAAGCTTGGTGCAGAGCATGATCACGTCGATGCTGTGAGGCTTGCTGATGATATGGGCAAAGCTGGCAAAGGTCAGCCGCTCGGTATCATAGCCCGCATCCACAAGGTCAACGGCCTTGACCTCATAGCTCATGGTCATGAGGTCGTTCTTTTCCAGGTCCTGCACCGCGGCGGCAAAGGTGGCGTCGCTGCTGTCCGTGTCAAACTCCCTGATTTTGGAGACCACGCCAAACTTTTTTACGGCCTCGTCGTTCTGGATCCACCCGTACTCACGATTCCAGCTGTAACCCTTCTTCGGGAGGTACTTGTCCACGGCGCTCTGGCTCGTGCCGTTGATGCCGTAGCGCTCTTCGTGGGTGCCGGTCGTCACGGTAGTCGAGCCCCACTTAAACCAGAGGAATTTGTACTTCCACTGGGTCTTGGTCTCTTCGACAGTGTGCTTGTTGCCCATCGGCCAGATGCGGGTGAAAAGGTCGTTGGTGTCGGTCTTTTCGGTGAAATCCAGCAGATTCACGCCATATTCGATGTTCTGGGCGGTCTGCCGGTCAGCCTCGTATGCCTGGTCGCAGTAGTTGAGCACGTTCATGCCGGTGGTAGAGTTATAGGTGCAGTAAGCGTAGCCACCGTAGGTCTTGAGCACCATTTTGCTGATGATGTCCCAGGTGCTGCCGTAGTCCTCACCCACGCCGTACTGGTTGCGGTCGCCGTAGCTCACCACAAGGTCGCCGAGGGCGGCAGTCACCCTGCCCAGCTCAAACTTTTTCATCTTGTCGTAGCTGGTCTGCTCCTCGTAGCCGTTGCCGCCGGAGATCTGGGAGTTGTGGGCTTTGATGAGGTATTCTAAAAAATCCCTCAGCTTGCCCTCGTAGTTGAAAGGGGTAATGCAGCTGTCATTGAAATAGCTGAGGGCTCCCTCGCAGTAGATGACCCGGCGGTTGAGCCAGTCGGCTTCGTGGCTGAGCACCCGGCCCCGCCATATCTCCTTGCCGTCCTGATGCACCGCCACAGCGGTGGACATCTTCTGCATGGATTCGTAGCAGGGGTGGGTGCGCAGCATGGTAAAAGTAAGGCTGCCGCCCTTGCTCACCTCGCGGGTAAGCTTGGGCGACAGCACCACAGCCTGTCGGTTGCCCGGCTGATAGACGGTCAGCTTGTTTTCGGGGTCACCGTAGGGATATGCAAAAATCTCGTACATCTCAGTTGCCCCTTTCTGCAAGCATCTGGATATGGCCCAGCTGGTCGTTCATGCCGGGGGCGAGAGCGCCCACAATGGTGCCGTCATCCAGCACGATCTGCTGATTTGCCACGTCGGGCAAATACTGCTCCACTACGGTGCTCAGCTTTGCAAGCTGAGCTTGTATTTCTGCCTGATATTTGGGAACGGAATTGTTGTTGGGGTTGTAGGTAAAGGGGTCGCTGCGGTAGTCGTAGCCCGCAAAAGCCCGCTCGTTGCCGTACCAGTAGGCGTCCTGAATGTCCAGATAGCTCATGGCGCCAGACGAGGTGCTTTCTGCCGCAGCAGACGAAGACGAGGACTTTTTGCCAAACTTTTTGCCGAAGAAGTAGCTGATCCAGCCGATAGGGCCGGTTGCCGCCAGAAGCGCGCCGGAGAGAAGCTTGCTTCCCAGAGAGCGCTCTTCGCCAGAATCCTCGCGGGCGCGGGCATTCTGGCCCATTTTGAAGCCTACAACGCCATTCGCGATGACAGCCAGCACGGCCAAGCACTCCGGGAAAAAGGAGGCCGCTCCGCCCGCTGCGGACGCAATGGCCTGCCCAGCACCGGCTTCACCGGCAGCCGCCGCAGCCTTCGTACCGCCGCCGAACAGCTTGAGGATGCTGCTGACGATGCCGCCGGAGCCTCCGGTGCCGGAAAGGCCCTTCATGGCGGCGGCAAAGCTCTGCACTTCTTTGGTGGAGCCGTTGACCGCCGGGGTGATGCCGTTGCTGAAGAGGTCTGCAATGCTCTGCAGCGCCCCCTGAATGCCGCCCTGCGCGTAGTGCTCATTGATGGCAGTCATTGCATCGTCTGCCCATTTCAGGATGGCGTTTCGCTGCTCTTGCGTCACCTGCCCGAAAATGACCTTTACCACATCCCCGGCGATGGCCTTGCCGTCTTTGTTCTTGATGTCGGTAAAGAGGGACTTCACCAGCCCGAAAATGCCTTTGTCAGACTGCCCCTGAATCTCAGAGATATACTTTTCGGTGCGGGAAAGCGCAGCCTGGATGCTTTTTTCAGCCTCTTCGGTGTCGGTCTTGGTGTTCTGGAGCACACCGTCGATATAGGTGTTGATGGTTTTGGTGGTCCGGGCCACGCCATCGACGATGTTTTCTTCGGTGATGGTCTCAGTCTTTTCGATGTGTTCGGTGTTGTCGGCGTATTTTTTGGTGACTTCCTGAATCGCCGTGGTCACGCCGCCTTCTACCTTGCTGGTGGTGCGGGTCAGGGTGGCCGCCAGCGTTTTCGACATATCGTCGTACGTCTTTGTGGTTTTGGTCACCACGCCGTTGACCTTGGTCTCCACCTGCTTATAGGTGGTCTCGATGCCATCGACCATCTCCTTGCCGGTCGTGGTGGTGGTCTCGGTGATGCGGTCTTTGATGCTGCCCGCGCTGTCCTTGACCTTTTCGGTGAGAGTCTGGATGCTGGTGGTCACGGTGCCGAGGGCATTCTGAGTGGTAGTCGTAGCCGTTCTGGAGATGGACGAAATGACCGTTTCGGTGGTGGACTTTGAGCCAGACTTGCCGCCGGAAGAGCCCCCACCGCTGCCGCCAGTGGGGATGGAGCTACCACCGGCGCCGGCGGCAGCAGCAAGCTCAGCCTGCCGCTCAGACCAGCTCTTGTTGCTGATGCCAACGCCATTTAGCGCTGCCTGCCTGCGGCGGTCGCGGGAGTTCTGCTGGTCGGTTGATGCGCGGTAGTCCTCGTAGCTGTCATAATCGGAGTAGGCAGTTTTGCCAAGGGCCTTGTTTAGGGCGTAACTGGCTCTATCCAGAGCGCTTACAGCCGCCGAGCCCAGCCTGCCAAAACTGCTGATGATGGTGCTGATCGGGTTGTCCAGGCCGAGAATCGCTTCGCCGAGACCTTTCCACCCATCCTTTTTGTAAGCGTCCTGCGCAGCCACCACCATATTGTTCAGATTGCCGATGACCACGCCGATTCCGCTGCTCAAGTCACCTGTCATAAGGCCCGCCAGCTGGCTCACGTTATCTTTCAACGTGGATACCTGGCCATTCATGGTCTGGCTTTGGGTATCCATGGCGTTGTAATATCGTCCGCCCTCTTCGCTGGCCGCGATAAGGGCCTGCGACAGCAAATCATAGCTGATGGTCATCTTTTGGACTTCCTGCGCCGATTTTCCGGTGTAGTCAGCCAAAACCTGATAGATATTGATGCCTGCATAGGCAAACTGCTTGATGTCGATAGCGGACGCCTTGCCCACGTTGGCGATCTGCTGCAAGTTTGCCGACATGCGGGACAGCTCTGCATTGCCGCCGCCTGTAGCCGAAACAGCGTCGCCCAGTGCCATGATGACCTTGCGGGAGTAACCCGCGTTTTCACCGGCGCTGATGAGCAGCTGGTTGGCCTGTGTCAAGCTCGCCACATCAAAGGGGGTGCGGGCGGCATCCTCCTGAATTGCGTCCATGGCCGCTTTAGCCGCCTCAGCGCTGCCCAGCATGTTGGTAAAGCCGGTGGTGTAGCTTTCCAGCTGGGCGTTATACTGGATACCGGTCTGGATAAAATCCTTGGCCGCAGACAGGGCCATGGAGCTTACTTTGGAGATGACCCCGGTAAGCAGGTTGGCTTTGGTGATGGCTCCGGTGAGAGAGCCGCTGGCGCTCTCAGATGAACCGCCAAACTCCGTCATGCCGATGTTCGCTGATTTCAGGGCCGAGGTGGTCTCTTTCAGTTCAGCCCGGGCAGAGGCCAGAGCAGCTTTCAGCTCCTTGGTCTGTGCAGATGTGCGCCCGGTCTTTTCGGCCGATTCATTGTACCGCTTTGTCAGCTCGGCGACTTTCTGCGCCGCTTTGCTGTACTCGGAGCCCAGCTCCGTGACAGCCCTTTTGGTGCTGTTCTGCACGTTTTGGATGCTCTGCCGGTAAGCAGAATCATCCAGCGACAGAGTCGCTTCCAGATTAAAGATGTTCAGGGCGTTTCACCTCCTCCGCACAGCTCTGCCAGAGCCTTTGCATTGTCGGCGGTGATCTGCTCCGCCGTGCGGGTGTCTTCTTTGGTGTGCAGCAGGGGGAAATGCTTGGATGCAAGCCCGGAGTAAAGGGGCTGGATGCCGAGATACTGCCCGATAGCATCGGCCACATAGTCCCGGAAAAGCTGTGCCTCCTGATGCCTGCGCACCTCGGCGCGGATATGATCCATGATGTACGACTTGCCCAGTAGCCGGAGCATATCCAGCCGGATGGTGGATACCAACCGCCGGTAGCCGTCCGCGCCGATCACATCAAGGACTGAAAAAAATCCATGAAATCCACGTCCAGGAGCGCCCGGCTCATGGCAGAGGCCAGCACCCGGGTGGGAGGCTGCTCCTCGTCCTTGTCCAGCACCACGAATAGGGGCAGGATGCCGAGGGTGAGGTCTGCCTTGTCCGTGTAAAGCAGCTTGGTCATGTCCACAGCGTTTTTGTTAGCCTGCGCCCGGCGCTTTTCCAGCCGCTCTGCGTCCGTCTCTGTGCCGGTCAGCTCCGGCTCACGGCCCAGAATGTCCATCACGCCGGAGTCTGCCACGTACTTTTTATAAGCCTGCGCACACTCATAGGTGCGCTTGAGGTATTCGGTGCCGTCGAGATCGATGATGTTGCGCATATGTCCTCCTTAGTCCCCGGTCGGGGCCTTGACGATCGAGTAAAATTCCATGGGGGCCTGAGTGGGGTTTTCCAGGTCAGCGTAGCCGGTGAGGGTGATCTGCATGGATCCGCCGCCGCGGTGAGCCGTCTTGAGGCTCAGGCCGCCGGAAGAAAGGGCATTGAAGATCTTGCAGACCAGAAAGCCGCCGCCGATCATGGGGCCAACCCAGTACAGCTCCCTGTAGTCCTTCAGGGCAGCCTCGATGCGGGGGACCACATGGGTGGGGTCGTCCGCATCGATGTCAGCCGTGCCGATGGCCAGCTTGAGCACGTCGGGGCTTGCGTTGGGAGTGGTAAAGGCGATGGTGGCGGTTGTTCCGGTGACCTCATTGCCCTGCTTGGTGTTGGTGGGTGCGTTGTCGATGTCGGCCAGCGTATCCTCCATGCTGTTGCTGTAGGAGATGGTCACGCCGCCCTGCGAGGCACATACGACATTGGTGCTGTCGATTTTGGGAGCGGAAAGTTCAAATGTGGAAAGCAGATTGCCGGAGCCTTTCGGGATGCTCTTGAACGCATCCGGGGTCAGCACATTGACCGCGAACTTTTTTGCCAGAGTTTCAGGCATAAAGGATCCTTTCTCACGGGATAAGCCGTGTAAGCTCAAAATTGAGGTATTCGCACAGATAGCCCTCGGGCGGGTTGTCGAGTGGCTGCGCCCACGGGCTGCCTTTGCGCAAAAGAATAGCGCCGCCCTCGCATTCGATGGTCAAACCATCTGCAAGGGCTGCGCTTATTTTGTCTTCGGTCTGTAAAATAGGCGTCCGTCCTTTGGCACTCGGATACCAAAGCCGGGCGTGGAATGATGCTTCATCGTTCCAGCCGCCGGGAATTGTCGGCTGATAGGTCAGATACGGAAGTTCTGCACCGGGAGGGATGTTATCTTCCAGATAGCCCGGGATGCCAAACCCGTTGAAAAACGTGTTCAGCGCCCGGTTGATGCTCTCAGACGGCCCCATCACGGCAGCACCGCCTTTTTGCACTTCACGGCCCGCAGACCCATGCCGGATTCCGGCGGGGCATTGCCCTCATCGGCTGCGCTCGTCACCTGAAAGGTCTGCCCGTCGCTCACCCGCTTGACGTAGTCAGGGAAAGCCAGCGGCACACCGGTGTTGACCAGCAGGGTATAGGTGGACGCCGTAGCCGCCTGCTCTGCAACCTGAGCCTCCACGGTTGTATCGTGGCGCTCCACGGCCTCAAACTCGGGGCCGTCTGTCCAGCCGGACACAAAGCCGCCAACACCGTCCGGCTCATAGCTGCGGGTCTGGAAACGGTATTTTTGGGTGAAGCTCTGCATCACGGTGGATGCAGTGAACGGATTGACCATGTCACATCTTCCTCCACTGATTGATCTCGGATTTATAGCGGGTCTTGCCGTCTGCAGGCAGGCCGTCCGTGCCTGTAGCCATTGTGCCGGACCAGCCGCCGAAGGACTGAGATACATACACGCCGCCGGACGGGAGCGCCTTATCGTATGCGTCGATTTTTTCAGCAAGCGCCACAAAGGCGGGCGGCACCCGCATGGGCTGTACCGTGCCGTTAAAGGTCTCGGCAGTCAGATCGCCGTCCCCGGCCTTGTGCACGCCGTCATTGAAGATGGATCCGCACACGAGGAAATACTGTCCCGGCACTACCCCGGCGGGCACGGTGTCCGGCTCAAAGGCAAACTCCCCGGCAATGGGGTCGTCCGCCCGGTCAAAAAAATTGTGCGTGTAAACGCACAGCTCAGGGACGGTCATACAAAGTCACCCCCTTGCAGATCAGACCGATTCGCCCGGGGTAATGGTCTCGACCGCGATGCCGTCGATGTATTCGGCAAACAGGGTCATGCCCATGACCGCAGTGATGACAGTGACAAAGGTGCCATAGTCGGGGCGGGTGTTCACGCCCACGATGCCGGTGTTGCTGTCCGTGGTAAGGCGGAAGCCAGCACGAGCCCAGTCGGAGTTGGTAGGATTGACGTAATACAGAACGATATTGTCCGCAGGAGTTGCGATCACCTTACCGCGTGCAATCTCGGTTTCTGCCAGCAGGAAAACGGTCTTATACCCCATGAAGTTTTTGATGTAATTGAAACCGAACTCACTCTGCTCGTTGATGACAGCACTGGTTCCCAGGTACTCGTACACGTCCAAAACATTCACGAACGCCACAACGTCGGTAGCAGTACGGTGCATGGTCTTGAACTTGTTCAGGACGCGGCCTTTTGCCATTGCCATTGCTTCCTGAAAGGTCTTGGAAGTGCCCTTCAGTGTGCCGGTATTGAGGTACTTGTAGAAACGTCCGGCCACATCGGCGGTCAGGTCGTTCAGCATCTCCTCATCGGTCATCTGAACAGCGTTCTCGTAACCATCCTCAAGGATGGCTTCTGCGGTCGTACCCTTGGCCCACTTTTCGAGGGTGATTTTCTCATAGTCCTTGGTCTTGACGGTATACTTGCTGTAGGGGATCTCCTCGCCCTCGCCAACTTTTCCGTCCTGCAGGGTACCCTGTGCATACTTGCTCTTCAGCACCGTGTTGGGAAGCGTCTCAATCTTGCGGGATACGCCCATAATGTCGCGCAGATGTTCCCAGTTGCGGCCGAAGCGGGTCACGAAGTCGATCTCGCGTGCAGTGGTCTGAATGTCAGCGGCCATCACAGTATTAGTTTTTGCAGGCATAAGTTAGTCCTTTCCATCGCCTGTCCCATTGAACAGGTCGATATTTGCTGCAATCGCGGCCTGCCGTTCGGTAGAATCCTTGATTGCAAAAATTTGGTCTTTGGTCATTTTGGAGCCGGTATTGGTGGGCGGAGTGTCCACCTTTGCGCCGGTGGTCGTGGTCGTAGCCACAAAGTCGCCCCATACGTCTTTCTGGCTGTCCATGAACTTCTTTGCGTCCTTGACCTTGCCGTTCTCGTCCAGCTCCAAAGCATCAATGTCCGCGCCGGTCATTTTTACAACGCGGTCAAAGTGCTTTTCCAGCACGCCATTGTCCTTCAGCAGCTGCTTGTATGCCGCTGCTTTCGTGGCCCGGGTATCCTTCTGGGTCTGCTGGGCCTTGTAGTCGGTCAGCGCCTTTTCGGCGGCTTCCTTGCCGCTGTTGGCTGCGTCCCGGTCTTTTTCGGCTTTGTCGAGGGCTGCGTTCTTCTCATCGAGCTGGTTCTGCAAAGTGTCCGTTTCCTCATGCAGCACGTCCAGAATTTTCTTGAGCTTGCCGCTGGTGTCGGTCGTTTCATCTTCCAGAATCGCCCGGAGGGTCTTGCGTTCGAGTGCCATGTGATAGTCCTTTCTGCCCATGCTCGGGCTGCCATGCTTGGCGATAAGGTTTATTTGCCGGACGTGCTGCCGGTGTGGTGCCGCCTGTGGGGCTTGAACCCACGGCCCCCGGATTACAAATCCGGCGCTCTGCCAACCTGAGCTAAAGCGGCATAAAAAAGCGGCTGACGCTGTACGCCAACCGCTGAGTATTTAGTTTTTGCGTGCAACTTTGGTGATACATTCGACCGCCCAAAACTTCGCTTCCTGTAATTTTGTCATGCACAGACTTTTTTCTCGGCTTTCAGGAAGTGCGTCAAGCTGCGTTGCAAGCTCAAGGAAAAGGTCTTCTGCCTCGCAGTGCGCAGTTTTCACATCATCGGGCAGGAACTTTTCTTTTGGTGTTTTGAACATTTTCTCCAAATTCATAAATTACGCCGCCTTGTTTCCTTCCTCTACGGCGATCTGCCGCAGCTCGTCAATGTGGTCCTCCACCGCCGGGCGGAGGAACGGACGGGCTTTCATGCCCCGGGTAAAGTGCCACTTGCCGTTGAAGTCTTTCCAGACCCACGGCGTTTTGCGTCCGTTGCCTTTCTCGGCAAAGATACCCGTTCCCAGCTCCACATAGACGCTGTAAAAGAGATTCGACCCGATGGTCACGATCTTTTTTGCAAGGTCTACGGCATAGGTCAGGCTCTGCTTGAGCGCACCGCCCACGTAGCCCTCAATGCCCGTGCTGTCTGCCGTGCCAGTAGGCACAAGCAGCTGGGCGTAGTCCTGCACCCTCATGCCCCAGATGGTAAGCACCCGCTCCGCCCATGAATCCAGCGCCTCATGCAGCTGCGGGGTGTTGTCGGTGAATTTTATGTCGTAGTTAAATTTCATGGTTATTTCTTACGTTTTTTTTGTTCTGCGTTGTAATTGATGCTTCTTAAAATCATCTCGCCGGAGAAGTTATATCTGCTGTCAATGACCTGTTTTGCCGGGATTTCGCTCATTTTGGAAAAGTTTTGAGCGCTGGCGCTCCGGTATTCTTTTGCAGCCGCAATCCAAGCGTCATTGTCCGCAGTAATTCTGCTTTTGAGCTCAGCCGTCATTTTGCTGCTCGGATGCCTTTGCTTGAAATCTGCGATCTCTTTTTTGTTCTGCTCTTCCATACGCTTGATATTTGCATCAATCGTATCAAAAGCGGTCTGAATAATATCTTGCGCCCAAGCAACCTGTTTTTCGCTTCCCTTAATCGGCAGCGATGCTGCGTTAAAAGCAGCTATTCCTCCGTTGCCTGCTCTCGCGGAACTGCCCGAACCTCGTTTACTCACGGTAATGCCTCCTTTCGTATTGAAACGGCTTGATTTTTGTGACGTTCCAGTCAAATTCTGCCGGACACTTGCCGTACCACAAAATGCTGCTTGGTTGCAGAACCTCAAGTGCATTGCGGCAGTGCTTGGCAAAGCATTCCGCTTCGTATGGGTCAGATTGTGTTCCGTGGCTGGAAATGCTCACAATGGCGTTTCTCGGCTCACCATCAAAGCACCAGTCATAACTTTGCTCGCCGCACCAGCAGAGCGTTGGAATGACGTGGATGCCGTGCGCCTGCCAGTATGCAGCCAGCCAGTGCTTTTTGTAGTGCATGAAAAGCTGCACCGCAAGCGGCATATCGCTGTAAAGCGAAAAATCCGGCGAACATACCGCGCCGAACTGCTGCAAAAGGGAAATGTATTTGTCCGGGTTGTTCCAGAACCGTTCAAACTGGTAATCGTCCTTGTAAAAATGCACGCCTTTTGTGGCCTTGTCTTTGGCCGTCAGCGCATAATTGACCGGGATCCATTCCAGCTTGTCAATGCGGATGTCCGTTTCCGGCCTGATTTCAGGGATGCCATACTTGCCAACGCCCGGAAATATCATTCTCTCGGTGTTTTCCATCGGCAGAATCACGGTTCATTCCTCGGTTCTCGCTTTTTCTTTAAGATACGACCGCACTCAGGGCAGAAATTCAGCTGTCCGGCACGATGCGTTACCGTACCGCACACGCCTGCGCCTTTCCTGTGCGTTTTTGTGATAAGACTGACTTGAAACGTGGTGTAAAGGCCGTTCTCCCCTTTGGGGGAATTTTCCTTCCACCACTCAAGCCTCTCGCAAAATTTGCAAGGCTTCTTCTCATCCATGCTTTGCAGCCTCCTTTTTTCTCTTGCGTTCTTCCGCCCACCACATCTGCTCGGCCTCGGTGCCGCCCTTGGATTTATACCACTCGGTGTAATCCATGACAGGCGTGACCTCTTTTGTTACGTTGTCCCGCTGCATGGCGTTCTGCCGGGGGTACTTTCCCAGCGCAGAGGACAGCACACAGCGGCAGTGGTAGACCATCTCCGGCGCTGCGTTGGGGTCGCCGGGGCGCTGAATCTCGTAGCCCATGACCTTGAACGGCTCGTCAAGCTCTGCTGTCTGCTGGTCAAGCAGGCGGTGCATCTCACGGGTGCGGTAGTCGTGGGTGGAGTTCCAGCGCTTTTTGACCTCGATGCCCAAAGCCTGGGCGTTTCGCATCTGCTGCAAAGCCCCGGCGTTCTGGGCGCTGGTAAGGGCTGTGATGGCGTTGTTCATGGCCCAGTGGATCTCTGTATCAGCCATACCGTTTACGGCTTGCACGGCGATGTCGTGGACGCTCTTGCCCTGCACGATACCCTGCATGACGTAGCGGTTGAATATCTTTGCATCATAGGTTTTGTTGCTCTCGCTTTTGATACGCTTGTTTGGCACAAGCCGGGGGCGCTCCTGCAAAAGTAGCCGCACCGCTTCGGTGTTGTACAGGGTCAGCCCGAACGTCACGCCTGCGGCCTGTTCCAGCTCGTAGAAAGCCCAGTTTGCGCCAAAGGAAAATATGTTGTATTGCTCGTCCCGGGCCAGCTTGTAGGCCGTCTCTTGGGCTGTGGTGCAAGTCTGGGTGATGCCGTCCAGCTTTGCCCGCATCAAATCGGACTGAAAGACCTGATTTTGCAGCCAGATGCGGTAATCCTCTTCGGTGATCTCGCCTGCATCCAGCTGCGCCCGCTTGCGCTCGTCCAGCGCTTTGTACTTTGCCAGAAACTCGGTGAGCTGCTCGGTCATCTCCCGGCGGGCAGTGCCGTACACCCGCAAAATGCGGCAGCGCAGGCGGTTCAGCTGGCGGGTAGAGATGTGGTCACGGTCGGTTTGTTTCATGGTCGTCTCTTCCGCTATAGCGGTCTCGAAACACTAGGTCATGCATAATTTCGGCCTGTTTTTCAATTTCGTCCTGAGATTTTGCGTTCAGTGCGTTAATAAAAGCCTGAACAAGCGGGTAGTCTTCATTCTTACTCATCATTATTGTCCTCCTCAGTTGTTTCTCTCGCCGCGCTCTCTGCCATCAGCGCCGCCTTAGCCTGCTCCTTCTGTTCCGGGGTCAGGTTTGGCAGCAGGTCAATGGCCATGTCCTTCCCGATGATGGGTGCCTCAGAAATCACCGTTGCGACCTGCTTAGCTGTGTTGGTAATCTTGCTGCGGTTGAATGCCGGCATAGCGTTGTCAAAGCCAGCCAGTGCGCAGATCTGCCGGATGAATGGCTTGATCTGCGCCTCGAAGTCGTCCGCGTTCTGGTTCAGAGGTTCATAGGCTGCATCCAGATGGTCGTTGGTACTGTCCGCGCTGACGCAGTGCACGTCCAGACCGCCGAAGTCCTCATATACCCGGGTGTGGAGCAGCTCCAACAGAGCCTGCCGGGCCGTCACAGGGATCTCGGTGGTATAGGGGGTGATCTTACCGCCCTCGCTAGTGTCTGCGCCTGCAATGTGGTACAGATTCAGCTTGACAAGAAACTCCTGCAGCTCGCCATCGGTCATGCCGTTGAAGTTCTCGCACAGCCAGTAGATCTGCGAAAAGTCTTGCAAGTCATTGCAGAAACCGGACATCACCAGATCGGTGTTGTCAATGTAAGCTTTCAGCCCCACAAGGGTGCTCTGGTGCAGGTCGGAGCCCCACAGCGGCACAATGGGAAGAGCGCTGTAGTTTTCGCCCTCCACGCTTTCCAGCCCGCCGCCGGGTGTGGTGACGGTCACGCTCTTGTATGCCTGCTTCGGCGTTGTCTCCTGCATCACATTGCCGATTTTGCTTTCCGTATACTCGGTAAAGCCGTCCAGCTCGTACAGGATATAGTGCATATCCGTGTCCGGGTTCAACCGCCAAAAGCGCACACCCGCCTGCAAAAGGCCTGTTTTTTCATCGTACAGGGGCGCGAACTCGGTCAGCTTGAAAATCACCAGATGGTCGTTGTTCCAGAATCCGAAGCTCTCACCGTGGATCAGGGCGAAATATCCGGCTTTCTGGATCTGCTCGTCAAAGTTCTGCCCAAGCTTGCCCTTGTCCACGCCATCGTCCGCAAAGACCACGCCGTTGCCGAGGGAGTAGGTCGCCCGCTGCTTGTTGAGCCGCCGGAAAAGATTACTCTTGACCATATCGGGGCGCAGGACATCCTGCTTTGTGTTTTTGGACAGGCGTTTCAGCATCAAAGCGTAAGCCTGCGCGAAGCGTTCAGCCCCCGGGTTTTTCTGGGCGTCGTACAGATCAGCGTCCAGCGCCATTCTGTAAGGTCCGGAACTGCAGTGCTGCTGCACGAACCGCCGGATGAAATCAGGCTGTTCCCCGGCGGCTTGCGCCTGCTGGAAGGTCTGGAATGTGTATACAGTGCTCAAAATCAATCCCTCAGTTTCACAAGGCGCTTTGTGCGCACGAAATAGCGGATAGCGTCCATGCAGTGGTCATTTACCTTCAGCACGGTGTCGTCTTTGTCCGGGTCCCAAGCGTACACGCCGAACTCTTCCAGCGTGTGCTTGCAGTCTTTGTAGATCTTCAGCCGTCCGGTCTGCAGCATGGTCTGCACGTCCAGAATGCCGCTCAGGACGTCGTTATTTGCGGGGGTCTGGGTAAAGCCGTTCTTGCGCAGTTCTGTGATCAGGGGCAGGGCCGAGGGGTCTACGATGACCCTTTCCGGCTTGAGCCCGTTCAGCCACGCTTTCAGGTCTGTAACGTACTCGCCCACGGTCTTTTGCCGCTTCTGCTCTCGCCCGCTGTAGTAATACTCCCGGGTGACAATCCAGCAGTCTGCATCGGCCTGTTTTTGGAGCAGCAGGAACACCGTTGCGTTCTGGGTGCCGAAGTCACACGCCACATAGGCGCTTTTCGGAGACAGCTCCGGCAGCACGTCAATGACGTGTTTTTTCGGGTCGAACATGTCATATACAAGGCCCTCTGCCACCGTCCACAGGCCCAGAATGTAGCGCTGGTAGAAAACTCCGCTGTACTGGCTGCGGTATCTGGCCTTGATGTCCTCAGAAAGCGACAGGTTGTCGTCCATCGTGAAATGGAGATACATCATCTTGCGGGAACGGCACTTGCGCACCCATTTCAGATAAAACCAATGCTGCGGACTGCCCGGGTTGCAGTTGAACCAGAATTTTGATCCGGTGACGGAGCAGCGGGCCGTGGCCTGATTGACAAAGCTCTGCGGCATCAGGGCCACCTCGTCGAAGAATGCCCCGGCCAGCGTGATGCCCTGGATCAGGTCTTGGCTGCTCTCGTCCTTGCCGCCAAAAAAGTAAAACTCGTTGGTTCTGCCGCCCTTGCTGATGGTCATGCAGTTTTCTGCCCGGCGCTCCTTGACGTTGTAGCCACGGGCTGAAAGCTGCTGCTTGAGCGTTCCCAGCACATTGCGCCGGAAGCTGGCAATGGTCTTGCCGCACATGGCAAACTGCTGGCCGCTGTAGCAGGTCATGGCCCACTGTACGAACGAAAAGCTCATGGCAAAGGTCTTGCCCGAGCGAATAGCGCCATCTGCAATGATGCCGTTGTAGCCGCTGTATGCGCTCTGCGGTGTCCACCAGCTCAGGACCTGCTTTTGCCGCTGGCTGAGGGCTTTCCAGCGAAAGCCGTTACTTTTCCGCATTGTCGTCCTCTTCCTCTGGCAGCATCTCCACGTCATCCGGCGGGCTGAGGTCAGCGGCGGCGCTCAGTGCCTCCACAAGCCCATCGTCCGGGACTTCTATGCTGCTTTGATCTCCCAGCATGGCAAACTTGTCCACGATTGTGCCAAAGGCCGTGGAAAGCTGCGGCAGTGTTGCTTCCGCGATCTTGTCCGGGTCAGCCATCGCTTTCAAGTACAGCCCGAGAAGCTCTTGTGCTTCTCCTTGCTTGCTCTCCATGTAAGAAAGCATGTCCTTCGAGTTTTCCCGCTTTTTTTGTGCACACAAGCGCGCACTCTCCGGGTCCTCCTTCACAACTTTCTTAACGGTCGCGTCTGAAACATCATTCAGCTTTGCGGCTGCACGGTAGCTTTGGAGCTGCACATAGTCCGCAACGATCTTCTTTTTTTGCTTATCTGTCAGCCGCCGTGCGCCCACCGCCACCACCTCTCTAAACTCATGCAAAAGAAAAACCGCCCGGAAAATCCGAACGGTCAGAATATCAAAATAAGAGGCCTTGCTTGTCGGGTGCAAAGCCTCTGCGCCCGGAACTTTCGCGGCCGGATGCCCCGCTATTGCACTCCCCGCTCTCGTCAGATCATGCAAGCACTCCCGGCAGGACTCGAACCTGCAACATGCGGTTTTGGAAACCGCCGCTCTACCACTTGAGCTACCGGAGTATAAAACACCGCCCTTGGACTCGAACCAGCCAGCAATATCTCAGCTGACACGCGCTCCGTACTGCGCTCAGGCGGCCATATAAAACAGCCCTGGCGGAGAACCAGGGCTGTTGTTTGACGCACATCCCGTCGGGAAGTCTACCCACACCCTCAGGGATTCAAAGCTTTCTTTTGTGGCACGGGAGGTTAAGCGTGCAGCTTTGTGGGGGATGAGTCCATGCGCCATACGGTGCGATACGGCGGAATCGAACCGCCTCTTGTCTCTCGTGAGCGACAAGCTGCCTTTGCGTCAGTGTATCGCATAGAAGCAGCCCGCAAAACGGTGAAGGAGAACAGGAAAGCATGAAAACCTGTCACAAGGAAGGAACCGTTTCGGAGGCTGCGTGGCAAGCGGCTACCGCTTAGCGCTGAACCGCTTATTAGAATTTTACATCTAAGCCTACAGACTTGAAAAGAGCTGACCCCTCCCAAAATCACGCTGTGTTTTCTTGTGCATGTTGTACACTTTGCACGTCAGAAAACTCGTCCCATATCTCGGCCAGGGCCATACATCCGCGTTTGATTCGCCGGTAGACCACATCTGCCCCGCACACGCCGACTTCTTTTGCGATTTCCTTGTGAGATTTTCCTATGACATAGTGCTCGCAAATCGCTTCGGCACATTCTGGCTCGGTCATCAGGCAGTATGCCCGCCGGGTGGCCTCGACACGCAGATTGCACAGGTCCGTCTCCATCCTCTGAAGCTGTCGGCGCTCGGTGTCCAGCTGCTCTACAGCGAAGCCCACCTTGTCCCCATTGCCACCACTCGCAGGCATCCCGCTCAGGCTCTGGGTGCATTTTTCGGCCACGTCCCGGATGCGCTGTATTTTTTGCTTCTGGGCTTCGATAGCTGCCGCAAGGTCGCGGCACTGTTGGAACCACGCCTTGACGGTGTGGTAGTCCACGCCGGTGCTGGGCTTTGGCTGCTCGCTTTCAGGTGTCCATGTGAGGGTCATTGCTTTCCTCCTCAAACTCGCCCTTTACGTCAGGGCTACCGATTTCGTAAACGACAACGTCCTTGATTCTATCGGCAATACCAGGCGCAACCAAAAGATGAACAGTTCCATCCTCAGTCATATTTGCTTGAATCCAAATTTCTCCAATCATGTATATACCTCCATTTCTTCAATATCGATTTCAGCCCTTGGGTTCTTCCGGTCAAGCTCCACCCGGCTGCCATCGTGGGCGGCAACGATTTTGCTGTTGTCGTCCTCCAGCACGCGGGCTTTTACCAGAATGTCTGTTGTAGCCTCAATGAGGTTTGCCAGATCGACCCGGCGGGCTGTCTTCATGTAGTACACGCACCTCACGTTCACACGGGCAGAAATGGGGCTGTGCGGCCTTTTGATTTGCCGCAGGCAGTCCGTCTCATAATCCACGTAAGCCTTGCTGGGAGCCACAAAGCGCCCGCCTGAGCGGCTTTTGAGGATGCGGGCAGAGTTTTTCTTGGTGCGCGGGTCGCCGTAGAGGGTCAGTTTCATCTGCCGTCCTCCACATAGTACCAGCTTTGCGGCGGACGTTCGATTCCGAACGCTTCTCTCCGGCAAATCAGCTTTTCTGCGTCCCATCTGCGGCAGGTGCAACAGTCTCCGCGATGCGTACAGGGCTGTATCGCCCAGAAATCTTTAAGCCTTACTGACTCTTCGTAGAGTTTGAAGTTTGAAATATGCCAGAAAAACAGGTCAACGTAGAGTGCATTTTGTGATGCGTAGCGATGCAGCTCATCGTAGGATACGCACGAATCTTTGGCAAATCGTTCATTAAACTCGTCCCGATGCGCTGGATACGGAATCAACGCTCGTTCGATTTTATCGCATGTAAACTCGCCAATGATATTGCCATCCAACCGCTTCCATCCTTTGCCCGGGGCAATTAGGAGCCAGCCTGTTTTGGATTTGCTTTTCGTGCAATAGACATAGCACTTAAATGGAGTCTCCAGCTTCGGGCGGGTCCTGCGCGCCTCAATGGTCTTTTTCCCACAAATGATGAGGTCGCACCATTCAGGCCGGATGCTCAGCAAGATAGCTTTCATTTTTTCATCATCCCTTCCATTGCCAGCTGCTCGCACTGCTTTTCAGCTTCTCTGCGCTGCTGGTCATACTCAAACAGCATATCTGCGTACTCATTGCCAACCCGGCGGATGGCCGTTTCCAGCATCTCCGTCACAAGGTCGTGGTACTTGTCCGCGCCCTTGCGGCTGTTTCTGGCAGCTTCCCGGGCTTCCCACAGGTCGGTGATCTTGTCCCGCCTGTCGGCAGTGATTTCGCCATAGCCGTAGGCATCCTGGATCTGCTCCATGCTTTCCCAGCCTTCCAGCTCAGCAAAGGGGTCAGCTTCAGCCTTTGCCATGCTGCGGGCTTTGGTCTTTTTCTTGACGTACCGGGTCAGACCGTCTTGCATCACGGCGCGGGCATCGTCCATCGCCTTGCGGATGGCCTTTACCTCCCGCTCTCTTTTGAGCTGGTCGGGCCGGCCGGCCCATTCGGCCATCAGCTCGGATTTCGTTTTCGGTTTCATCTGCTTACCCCCATTGCTCGGCCATTGCTTTTGCAATTCCGGGAAAGGTCTTGCTTCGCTCTTTTTGCGATCTGTGGCCTCCCGGGCGGCCTTTCCCTCGCGGACCTTGCCCTTGCACCCAATACATTGTTGGCATGACAATTTCTGTAGGCTCTAGTGGAGGGAGACCTTTTAACCATAAGCAAGTCTTTTTGTGGAAGGGATGCCCGAACTGCCACGGCTGGATGATTTGTGTGTACCTCGGAAGGCGGTAAACGCCAGATGGCACGGGGTTTTCAACAGCAATCTTCGAAATTCCGCTTTGCAAGAATCGGAGGAAAAAGTCTTTTGCTTCCATGCCTTTGCTCAGACGTTCAAGAGCGACGTAACTTTTTCCATCAATGATCTTGTAAAGCCTAGAAGCGCCGGCGTTGCTCAGGTATGTGCAGGGAGGGTGTGCAATGAGCAAGTCCCACTTGCCAACGTCATGCGTTACGCCGTCCATTGTCACGACTTGCCCCCCCTCCAGAGCCTTGAGCGCATCTCCAAGAATATGCCACTCAGGATGCCCGCCGGATGGCTCCTGAATATCGCAGGAGTAGGCTTCGTGTCCTTTTGCCCGGAAAGCCTTGCATACTTCCTGCGATTCCTCACAGGCGATAAGCACTTTCATCTGTCCGTTCCTCCGTTTCGGCTCCCTTCATGCAGCCTTCACGCTTTTCGCCGCAAACTGACTCGCGGCGTTGATGCGGTATGTAAGCGCCGCGTTCCCGTGCGGGCCGCTGCACTCTACGATGACTTTGTATCTAGGCATTTCGTCCTCCGTTCTGGTTTGCCTGCCCAAGAAGCTTTCTTTCTTTCCTGGACTTGAGCATCCGGGTGCGGGCAGCAAGGCAGTGCTTCGCCAGCATCTGCTCACCCTGGGCCTTTTCGATGGCCTTTTTCCACGCCGGGAGAAGCTGGCTCTGCCAGCTGCACTCCGAAATCACCTCGTGGAATGTCTTATAGGCCATCTCATCCGGCACATCCTTGAGCGATGAGTTCGCCCAGATCTCCGCGATGCTTGCGCGGTTCTCTGCGGGCTGAGGCCGTCCAAAATAGGCCTCAGCGTCCGCAAGGAGCTTTGTCATCATCTCCACTGTCACGGTTTCACCCCCTTGAAAATATTTGCGTATGCTTCTGCGGTGCTTCCTGTGGCTGCGATGTTTCTCACTACCGCTTGCTCTGCATCTCTGGCTATCCACCCAGATGCAGCCGCCTTCCACTTCTTCATCGGGTTTTTGCCTACGCGCCACCCGTTGGACTCGTAGTAAGCAAAAAATCTTTCAGCCTGGGCGTTCGTTCCGCCTTTTTGGGCGAAATATTCCGAGACGCTTTCCATGTCCGGTGGGTGAAATCGGGTAGATTTTAGAGTGGGAGACGGCGCTTTAGCGCCTTTCTTTGTATCTCCGTTAGGAGATATTTCTTTATATCTAATATCTATCTCTTTATCTCTAATATCTGTATGGACATTTTTTTGGACATCTTGTGGACACTGCTGTGGACATTGTCCACAGTCGCCGGATGAAATTTCACGTTGAATCGACCTTTGTCGTCTTTTTTGTGCTGAAAAGTCCGTCTCACTGCCTACCAGCTCAGAATGGTTCGTCAACACCAATGTGCCGTCCTGGTCCTGATACACAAGGCCAAGTTTTGCATAAAGCCCAAGTGCAACGCGGACAGTGTCCACAGAAAACCACTTTGTATCGCGCTGAATCTTTTCCGGGTCATACGGAATGATGACATCCCCGATTTGCCTGGATAGCTTGCCGTTGGTGTTGGCCGTCATCAGGCAGAGCATCTGGTACAGCACCACATACTGTGCGCCGTTCGGCTGGCCCATCAGAAAATCAACTGTGTCAGATGTCATGAAAGTCTCTTTCAGCTTGATCCAGTAGTATCTTTTCCCTGTAGCCAATGCGTTTTCACCTCCCTTGTATGCCCGTATAGTCAGATAGCGCCGTTCTCGGCTTAGAACGGGAGGTCTTCGCTGTCGTCGATGACCGAAAAGTCGTCTGCACTGCCCTGCGAATACTCCGGCACGTTCTGAGGCTTCTGCGGGGCGCTGTGAGCGGCGTTTGCTTCGCGCACATGATTTTTCGTCTGCTGGTCGAAATCGTGCACACCGGGCTTCTCTGCGGCCTTTCCGCCGCAAAAGCTCACCTGCGACGCAAGGACCTCGGTAGCTGTGCAGTTGTTGCCGTTCTTGTCCTGGTACTGACGGGTCTGCAAGCTGCCTTCGATGGCGATCATGCTGCCCTTCTGGAAATACTTGGAGACGAACTCGGCGGTCTGCCGCCACGCGGTGACGTCGATAAAATCGGCCTTGCGCTCTTCGCCCTGCCGGGCAAAGCTGCGGTCAACCGCGATGCGGAAGCTGCACACGTTGGTGCCGCTCGGGGTGGTCTTGAGTTCCGGTTCGTAGACCAGACGGCCCATCAATGCTACGATGTTAAGCATGGGACATTCCTCCATCTTCTTTCGGCTGTTTCTTTGCGCATTCTACGCAGAGTATACGCCCATATTTTGCCTTGCTACGTTCCGCTGCCTGCTCAGCAGTCATCTTTTTCCCGTCCTTGGTTTTGATGCCGATGATTTTCTTTCCGCAGCAGGCGCACACCGGGGCGGGAATGTCCGGAAGCTGGGTGTACTTGGTGGAGTCATCCTTCCAGTACACGTTCGCGCCGATGCCCAGTGCCTTGCACGCCACGCTCTGTGCGTCGGTGTAGGCTTTTTTATAGGCGTCATCGTCCGTGCGAAGGCCGTCCCTTTCCAGCGCGATGAGCATAGAGCCGCCCACGCCGGGGATGGGGGCGCTCCACGCTTCCCAATCATCCTGCCTGACGTACAAATTCGTAAAGCACTGCACGACAACTTCGCCCTTTGCTCCGGTCTTTTCCTCGAACACCGGCGGGTCGAACTTCCAGCCCATACCAGCCGGGCCAAAAAGCTCAGTCAGCTTCTTGATGCGCCACATGGGGTTAATGTCGGTCTTGCCCTTCAGGCGGCCCGCTGCGATAGGCTTCTGGGCGTCTTTGGGGACTTCCCGGCACTGCTCGTAAATGGTCATTTTATCCATGATCGTATGTCACCTCATCCATCCCGTGTACCCGGCACAAATCTGCCAGCCACCCAAAACCCGAATTGTAGGACGCCTCAATGTTGCCCATCGCGTCATCTAACCCGCCGGTCTGGGTGGAGCTGATAAGCGGGAAAGCGTTTGACTCATCTGCCAAAGCAACTACGGTTTCCAACGCCGAAGCGGCTGTGCCGAGGCTGTACTCTGCATCCGAAATGGCTTTTGCATATCCCGTCGGAGACATCCCATAATCTGATCTGCCTGGATAAAAACGGTCTTCCGCGTCGGTCGCAAGCATCATCTGGCTTACGCTCATCAAGAGGCTTGCGCATTTCGCAAGCTCTGCCGCCGCCCGATGCTTGAGCGCCAGATTCCACTCGGGGACGCTGACTGCATACCGCAAAACCGCTTTGCGGCGTTCCTTTTGCTCTAAAGTCATGTATGTCACCTCTGGTAAACCTTCTGCCGGTGCTCGTCCATAACGACGTACAGACGGCCCGGCTTTTCTGCTGCCAGCTGGTCGGCGTACTGGATGCCCGCCAGCGTGTTCGGCATGGGGATTTCGTTGACAAAACGCAAATCCGCGTCAAAAATCTGTACCGTGCTCACCTTTTTCTTCTCCTTCTTCTGGTGGATGTGCCGCAGCCGTTCCGGCTGTCGCTTATTCCAGCGAATCTCTGCGGCTCGCATATATCTACCGTTCATATTCCTGCTTCCTTTTCGCATACTGGCCTTTCTTTTTGCAGTAACGGCGAAGCGGAGGGAGACAGTCAATCTCCGCACGATCAATGCGTTCCTGCTCAAAAATGTACTTGTACGGGCGCTTTTTTCCATGGCGTCGGTGTCCAACGGAAGACACAAAGCTGTTGGCGGTCTTGTATCCCAGTTTCGCAGCGCACATGGCGGACGTTCCCGCCGCCACTACCTCACCGGTCTTGGCGCTGTACACGGTGTACCATGTGACATAGTGGATGTAATCAGCCATGTGCGACGTCCTCCGCATCGTGGAGGGCTGTGAGCAGCCCATCTGCTGCCGCGCTATAGACCTCTGATTTTTCCCGGCAGATGACCCGCAGCCAGATGTCTCCCGTAAGCGCGGACTCCGTTGCAAGCCGTGTGGCTGTTTTCAGGTACTCTTCGGCCCGCTGCCGAATCAACTCTTCCAGCTTCATGCGCCCTTCTCCTCATTCTGCGGATACTCCGGGTTCCGGGCATGGTTGCGGACGATCTTGCCGTAGCCGCTGCGCTTATACCGTTTATTGTCCTCATGCATCCCATAAAACGACATTGTCAGCCCGGCAGTGGATGCAACAATAATCCAAGGCGCGGCATGCGCAGCCTCGGCGATGCCCCAGCCGCCCCAGTAGGTCAGCGCAACGGCCATCAAAGAGCAGGCCCAGCGCACCACCTGCACCGCGCCGATAATGGCCAGCAGGCCTACCGTGCCGGTGACGACGAACGATTTGAGTTTCATCTTGGCTCCTCCTTTGTATAAACCTTTTCGAGTTTGTAAAAGTCCTTCACCCACGCCATAAAACCGGCGCGGGAGATGTCAGGGCAAGGCTCTTTTGTTCCTACGGACGGCTTTGACCACTCCGGGAAAATTCCCGCCTGGATCTGTGCTCCCAGGACCTTTTCGGTCTTTGAGATGTTGTTATCCCGAAGGATCTGGACGCATTCGCCTATCGTAAGGCTCGGCTTTTGCATGGCCTGCTCCTTTCTTTCAATTTGGTTTTGCAGTGCTTTTCCACGGCTCTGCCTCTGCGAACTCACCATTTTTGAGCGTGTACCAGACGTTTTCCTTGATGTGAGCGCCGTCTACTTTTGCCATCTTTGCCCACAGCATATTGCCGTCATCGTCGTACTCGGTCAGCACAAGATAGCAGCCCAGAATGCCCCGTGCCTTACTGTGCGCGCCGTTTGCGACTGCGACATTGTCTTTTCCATCTGCTTTTGCTCTGCAATAAGCCCCAGTGGCACCCGCCGTGCTGTAACGTCCGCTGGCACCCGCCGTGCTGTAATCGCCGCTGGCACCCGCCGTGCTGTAACGTCCGCTG